CCGCAAGCGTCTTAAACGCTGGGGTATAACGCTCAATGACCAAGAGCGCAATCAGATTTTAGCGAGACTGGGATCAGTAGACACGGGATTGAATTCCCCGTGTACTATTGATCTGTCTAACGCTAGTGATACTGTATCACTACGTATAGCCCAGTTGCTACTCCCTCGGGAGTGGTTCGAATATGTAGCTGCCATCAGGTCCCCGAGAGGGGCCCATCCCGATGGGACTAGCGTGCATTTTAGCAAGCTAGCCAGCATGGGTAATGGTGCTACATTTGCGATTGAATCCTTAATATTTGCAGCCGTTTGTTATGCTGCAAGTATGAAGGTACTTGGTTATTATCATCGTGACTGCATCGCAGTCTATGGTGATGACATTATTGTGCCGCGAGGCATCTATAATGAAACCTTGTACCTGCTTCAGACCTGCGGGTTCTCTATAAACACGGAGAAAACCTTTTATAAAGGTTCCGTGCGAGAGTCCTGTGGTACTGACTGGATTCGTGGTGTCAACGTCCGACCCGTGTTTCTGAAGGAGCTCCCTGAAAACATAGGGGATCTCCATTCTCATCGCAACGCCCTATATCGTTGGGCGAAGCTTCAAAACATCGATAGCTTACCAGCTACTGATGCCTTGTTTAAGACTTGGATACCTGATGGGTTTTACCTACCAGGTCCTCTGTCTGATGAGGACTACTACACTCATTGGCATACGCCGGAACCGGGAAGTGAACATCACTTCATGCCGAACTCGGTATATACCTATAGAGTGTACCAGACACGAGCCAAGAAACTTCCTGGGAAAGAATTTCTCTTCCGGAAGTTAATGGCAACTCTCGTTCCACTTCCTCCTCCCCCTTCATGGGAGAAGGAGAAGCAAAAGAAGTATACGAGAGGGTCGGTATTTGATGTGGTCTCTACTAAGAGGCTACGTCATAGCATAGGAAAGGCACACGCCAGTTTCTGGTGTGATACCTACTCGGCTATGCTCGCCAATGTGCCTGCGGAGTAACTACCGCAGGACATCGCGACGTACACGAG